GATTGGTGAGTATGATAATAAGTATAATGTACTTGATAAGGTAAATTCTGCTTTCAGTCAGACATTAATTCAGTATAAAGGCAAGTGGGTTATATTTAGACCAGAGGAGTTGTTTATGACTCCTACTCAAAGTTTAAGGCAGTTTAATGTAACACTTTTAGGTACAACAGTCACTAACAATAGATACGATATTGAAGTAGGTGTAAATGAGGATATAAAGCCTATTGCACCTGAGATGTTAAGATTTATTAACAGACCAACAAAGGTTGATGAGATTGATTTTAATTTTTCTTTTCCTACTGAATTGTTTTTAAATCAAAACTTTCAAAGGGGTAATTTTATTGGAGGAGGTGCTTTAGGTTCTGGTTTTGGCAGCTATCAATATTTTAATGTAAATAATTGGGTAAATTATACTAATACAAGAGAGAGTCCAATACCAACAGGTTCTGTTCTTACAAGATATGTATATACTGATATATCTGGTTTTGATTATGAAAATTTTATTGAAGTTCAGTCAAGCACAAATGAGGCTTGGGCACAATCAACTGAAATACAAATAAAAAAAGGAGATCAAGTAGAGTTTACATTTGATTGGATTGTTGATAGGGATTCTATTATATTAAATTCATTTGTAACTGATACTGATTTTAATGTAATGCAAATACTTTTTAGATCGGTAGCCACTCCAACGGTATTTAAATATGGTGCTGATAAGGATGGTAAATGGGTATTTGGTGCAAACTTTGACTCTGCTACAATTCCTAAAATAACATATAATTACGATAGTGTATCAAATTTTACTTGGACTAATTTTTCTATAACAACAGAACCGGCTTTGCTTGATGGTTGGATAAAAATATTATTCCCAAACAATAATTTATTTATTCCAAATAATCCTTGTGTAAAAAATTTTGAAGTTAGGTATATAACAAGTGTTAATGGAGTAAGTGCAGATAAGGTATCTGGTACATTTAATAGATTTACAAAATCACAAGATTTAAGAATTGATTATACAAAATCTATATATCTTGATAATGTAGAAAATTTTAATATCCAAGGAGCATTATTTGCTCCAGATGATGAAACAATTGCAACACCTGATTGGTACAGATATAGATATGAATTAGAATCAGAACCATTTAAGAAGCAAAATTTGATTGCCAATTGGGAAAGGACAAGGTTTCATAGGAACAAGATTGATGTTAACTTATTTGGTCTTAAATACGGCTCTGAGCCGATTGGACTGCTTAATACTATAAAATTTGTTGATGATGACCCTAACAAACTTTACTATATAGCAAATCTAAAAGAGATTGACTTTGCGAGTGCTACCTGGCAAGCTACACTTGTTGAGGTTTATGACAATGATAGGGACTTCCTTATCAATACAAATGCTACATATACCAACAAAACAGGGTCAGGTCTTGTTCCAATTACCTTGAACTATGGGCAGTATTTTACAGTAACTGGTGGCAATGTTCTGAAGTACACTGGAACACCAACCATAACGGTTGACTTCAAGTGTAGGATTGTTGGAAGCATAACGGTATCTACAACTCCGGTTGTTGTCAATTTTGTTTTAAGTAATACAAGTGGAATACTAAAAACGGTCAATGTTACTGTCACAAGCAGTCCATTTGCGGTTGATATAAACTTAGATGTTGATAATGTAGTTTTGTCTACAAATAATGAAATTGAACTAACTTTAAGCGCAAGTATTACATCACTTACCGTTACAAGTAGCTACTTGATATTTAACAACAACGATTCACTATATCCTACTTATAAATCAGGTTATATCTTTAAATAATGGCAGACGTAGTAAAAGCAGAAGGATTAGTTATAGCATATACATTAAATAACGATGTATATCCATTGGCTTGTGCAAAAAACTCAAGCCTTAATATTAGTAGGGACTTTCTTGAACTTGCACCCAAGACCAATGGTTTGTATCGTGAGTTTATACCTGCAAGGAGAAACTTTACGATAAGTGGTAGTGGGTTGGTTAAGATGGCCCAGGCTTTTATGCAACCATTTGAGTTCTTTGAGGAGTTCTTTACGGGATCAGATGTAAAATACACAGCATACCTTGATATAATTGATGCACAGAATAATTATAGGGTATTTGAGTTTGATTGCTATATACAAGACTTAACACTTGACTCAACAATTGGCTCAAATGCCACATATAGTTATAACATTCAGGGAACTGGTAGCTTTACTGAGTTGACTGTAGTGGATACTTACACAGTAACAAGTGGTACTATTCCTGCAAGGAATCCTGCCACTCACAAACTCGTTGCAGTTGGATATGGTGGCAAATGGTACTATAACTACACAGTTACGGGGTCATTTGTTATATCACTTGGAACGGCATTAAATGGCACATCAGTTATTGCTGCTTACATTGCATTATAACCATAATAAATCTTAAATTTACATTATGATAGGCGAACATAATTTAAGGACAATTAAGAGAGGTGATACATGGGTATTGCCATTGTCATTTTGGGAAGATGAGTGTCAAGAGGTGGCGATTAATGTAAGTACATATACTTTTAAACTTATGGCAAAGAATAGTTCCGGCACTACAATTTTTACTTGGGATAATGCTATTTTTGTACAAGGTGCTACTAATGAAAGGACAGTCACATTGAGTGCTGTCACAACTGCTACTTATACTCTTGGTGAGTTCAACTATGAACTCCAAGTTACTACTGGTTCTGGTGTATTTACATGGATGCAAGGCTTTGTCCAAGTTGTTGATCAAATAACAAGTTAACGATGGTAATCAAGATAAATTATACAAGTAGTGATGTGTATGTCAGCACATCAGTATCACCGGTTTATGTGGTAGTTAATTATAGTGGTACTACTACGGGTGCAGCTGTGTGGGGTCAGATTACGGGAACACTTAGCAATCAGACTGATTTGCAAAATGCTCTTGATGCAAAGTTTGATGATCCTACCGGAACAACAGCACAATATCTTCGGGGCGATGGTTCGCTTGCTACATTCCCAACTATACCAAGCGGAACAGTTACATCAGTAGGACTAACAATGCCAAGTGCATTTAGTGTTGCAAATAGCCCGATAACAAGTTCGGGCACACTTGCAGTTACGGGTGCAGGTACGGCATCTCAATATATCAGAGGTGATGGGCAACTTGCTACATTACCAAGTAATTCAAGTGGAGGAAGTTCGGTAGCGTATTACCTTAATGGTAGTGTTGCTGCAAGTGTTGGTACTTATTATCAAATGAGCAAGACTGCAGTTATTGGAACTGGAACTGATTTTTCAAAAGCAGGAAATGGTTTAATTTCTCAATTCTTAACAGATGTAGCAGACCCAAATAGATTAGAAATACCTGCTGGTGCTTGGAATTTTGAAATGTATTTTAGTGCATCATCTTCGGGTGGTACACCTGCCTTTTATGTTGAATTACTAAAATATGACGGCACAACTTTTACATCTATTGCATCATCATCAGCAGTTCCTGAAGCAATTACAAGTGGAACATTAATAGACTTATATCTGACATCATTAGCAATTCCTCAGACAACTTTATTATCTACTGATAGATTAGCAATAAGAGTTTACATTGTCAATAGTACGGGTGGTAGGACTATTACAATGCACACCGAAAATTCACATTTATGTGAGATAATTACAAACTTCGCAGGTGGAGTAAGTGCTTTAAATGGTTTAACTGCAAATACTCAATACTTTGCAACGGGTACAAGTGGAACAGACTTTGCGATTACTTCAGCAACAGATACACATACATTTAACCTTCCAACTGCAAGTGCAACCAATAGGGGTGCATTGAGTAGTGCTGATTGGAGTACGTTTAGCGGTAAGGTAGGCGGTAGCGGTGTAACGGGACAAGTTGCATATTGGAATGGAACGAATAGTCAGACGGGGAGCAATAATCTGTTTTGGGATGCTGCGAACTCAAGGTTGGGGATTGGGACTAATTCGCCAAGTGCAACTTTAGACATAAGAGGAAAAACAAGAATACAATCATCGGGAAACGCTGAGTTAGATATAATTGATGGTTCTAATTCGCTTAGACTTGCAATGGGTTCAACGCAAGGTTTTGTCGGTACTTTATCATCGCATCCATTTGGATTTTTTACTGGTGCATTAAAGCGTGGTGAGTTTTCAACAAATGGTAATTTTATCCTCCAAAACGGAGGCACATTTTCCGATGGCGGTCAGCGTTTGCAGGTGCAGGGGACAACATTAATAACAGGAAACACATTAATCAGTGCAGGTAACTTATCAATATTTACTACCAACACACCAAGAAGATTAAACCTTCAAGTTGCAAATGGTAGTTTAGCAGCCGCATTAGGTATATATGACGGAGGTGGTTCATTAGCGAGTATAATTGGAATAGAAACTACACCTTCCAATGATTTGCAACTTGCATCAGTAGCAGGAATAAAATTTTATAGTGGTTCTACATTAGGAAATATTGTTACAAATCCTACTAATGAGAGGATGCGACTAACCTCAGCAGGGCGATTACTTTTGGGAACAACAACGGAGAGTACGTTTATTCTTGATGTCAACGGAACTGCGAGGGTGAGTGGTAATACAACTATAAATGGTAGTATATTTTTATCATCAACATCAAATGTAGTAGCAGGTGCATCAGGTGATGGGTTATATTTACAAGGTCAAACAAGAACGTATTTTTATACTGGAACAAACACTTTTTTTGCAAGAGGATTCAATGGTGCATTATTGGTTGGAACAACTGCAAACGTATCAGACCCAAATCTTTCCGCAGTTCTTGAGGCATCATCAACCACTCAAGGTTTCCTCCCTCCTCGAATGACTACAACTGAAAAAAATGCAATAAGTAGTCCTGCTGCTGGTCTTGTTGTATATGACACTACGTTAAATAAATTATGTGTTAGGACTGCATCAACTTGGGAAACAATAACAAGTTTATAATTTAAACAAAATAAAAATGGCAAAACAAATCTCACCTGTCAATGTATGGGTAAATGGCGAAAGCAAAGTAGCAGAGTATTTTCAAGTTACTTGCATCAATGACAATTATGAAAATTCAGCAACTAATTATTGGCAATTGTTTACCAAGAACGTGGATGCTGAAGGTGTTGAATCTCAAGGTGAACAAGTTGCTCAAGGCAATCTCACGATTGATGGTGCTGACTATGTAGCATGGGGCGACCAGCCTGCAATGGCAATCAACGCTTGGATTTACAATTGGAGTGCGG